CCTTTATCAGATGAGGACTATGCAAAACAAGTTGATGCATTATCAACATTACAACAGTAACACTTATAAATACAGAAGAGTGTTTAACGACACTCTTCTAATTTCAAAAATTCTAGGGAGAAGTCAATGAAAAAATTATTAGCATCAGCTGTTTTTGCAACAGCATTAAGTACCTCTGCATCAGCAGGTTTATTAGGTTTAGATTGGGAAGCGACAGGCGAGTATAATTTAGATACTGAAGTCACAGCTTTATCAGCAGAAGTAGGAAGAACATTCTCAGTTGGGGGTATGGAACTTTCTGTAGACGCAGATTTTGATTTAGATGCCGCTAATTTTTCTGGTACTGATTGGAAATTAAACTATGGATTAAGCAGTGGCGTTGACGCTTATGTAAAATCTGGTTTAACTAAAGATTGGGGCAGAGAAGATGTGGTATTAGGCGTTACTGTATCTTTCTAAAGAAATATACCAAAAAAAGTTTTAAAAGGGGTTGACAATAACCCCTTTTTTTGTTATTATCTAAAAATGGTGAGTAAGAATTACATAGAAGTAAATGGTGGAAAAAAGAAAAAACGCAATCTTGTAGAAGATGTTGCGTGGTTTTGTATTTTAGAAATGATGCCAAAAATGAAAACTCTTGATATTGAAATTACATTAGAGAATTTAAAAGGTGATAGGGCAATTGGATTTTGTACAATGACTCAAGACAATAGAACATTTGAAATCCAAGTAGATAGTAATTTAGATGAGGAAAATACTATTACTACTACTGCTCATGAAATGGTTCATGCATATCAATATGCTACAAACAAGGAAGTATCTGAGGAACAAGCATATAAATTGCAAGAAGTTTTGTTACATAAATATAATGAGAGAGGTAAAGAAGATGGAATTATTAACAGCCGCAGTAATGTGTCTGGCCATGAATGTGTATCATGAAGCGAAAAATCAAGATATAAGAGGCCAGATCGCAGTAGCACAAGTTGTTATGAATAGGGTAGAAGATCATAGATATCCTAATGATGTTTGTGAAGTCGTTACACAAGGTCCAACAAGACCTTCTTGGAAAGACAAATCTGTTTACTACCCAGTTAGGAATCGTTGTCAGTTTTCTTGGTATTGTGATGGTAAATCTGATGAGGTACCAGAATATGATCAAGTTGCTTGGCAGTATGCATTTATGGTTGCATCAGGTGTTTATTATGGACAAGTATGGGATTTGGTTGATGGTGCAACTCATTATCATGCAACTTATGTCCGACCAGAGTGGGCATCAACGAAAACTAAAACTATTCAAATAGGTGATCATATTTTTTATAGGTGGGAAAAGTGAACATATTTTATTTACATGAGAATGAAATGCAAAATGCAAAGTGGCACATAGACAAACACATTGTTAAAATGCCAATAGAGTATGCACAACTTCTATCTACAGCACACAGAGTATTAGATGGTGTGATGTATATGGATAAAACAGCAAATGGTCGTAATATTAAAAGATGGCGATTACATGATAAAAGAGAAGATGTATTATATAAAGCATCTCACATAAAACACCCTTCAGCAATTTGGGCCAGAGAATCAATATCAAATTATTACAAATTATTTAAATTGTATATGGCGACTTTATCGGAATATACATATAGATATGGAAAGATTCATGGTGCAAGTAAACCATCTGTTATGTTAATGAGAGCACCTGCAAATATCCCACCAAGTGTGGGTACAGAGATGCCACAGGCGATGCCTGAACAATATAAAGTGAAAGGTCAACCAATAAAGGCATACAAAAATTATTATATAGGTGCAAAGAACTCATTTGCAACTTGGAAGAATAGAGAAAGGCCTAATTGGTATGCCAACGTATTCGTTTAAAAATACTCGTACAGGTGAAGAGTATCAAGATTTTATGTCTTGGAAACAAAGACAAAATTATTTAAAAGACTATCCACATATTGAACCTTGTCTAACAACTCCAGCATTAGTTGGAGATCATTTAATGGGAGTAGGCCCATCAGTAGATAATGGTTTCAAAGAAAATATGTCAAGGATTGCAGAGGCTCATCCACACTCACCTCTTGCAGAAAGATATGGAAACAATCGCACTATCGCACAAAAGAAAGTTGATAGTGTTGTCAAGAAACACGGATTAAACAAGGTTAAATAACAGAATGAAAAAAACAAAAGAAATTTCAAGTAAACAGTTGATGAAAATCAAACCCATTGGTGAGAATCAGAAACAAGTTTTTGATTCTTATGCTAAAGGACAGAATCAGTTCGTTTTTGGAGCGGCTGGTACTGGTAAAACATTTGTTTTGTTATATAATGCAATCAAAGATGTTTTGAATTTAGACACGCCATATGAACGAGTAATCATTGTTCGTTCTTTAATTCCTACAAGAGAGATAGGATTTTTACCTGGTGATGAAGAAGATAAATCGGCATTATATCAAGTTTCATATATGAATATGTTTCAATTTATGTTTGAACAACCTAATGAACAAGCTTTTACTATGTTGTTTGATAGACTTAAACAACAAGGGTCATTACACTTTTTATCAACATCTTTTCTAAGAGGATTGACTTTTGATAATTCAATTATTTTAGTAGATGAATGTCAAAATTTAAATTTTCATGAACTAGATACAATCGTAACAAGAGTTGGTCAAGATTCTAAAATATGTTTTTCGGGCGATTTTTTCCAAACAGACTTGACTAAGACAAATGAAAAAAATGGTCTACATGATTTTGTAAGAATTTTACAAAATATGAAATCTTTTAATATTACAGAATTTGATATTGGTGATATTGTAAGGTCTGGTTTTGTAAGAGAATATCTAATAGAAAAAACACGACAAGGATTCGGTTTAGAGCAATAGGGAGTAATTAATGGATATAGATAAGCTTAGAGAAGAGATAGAATATGACGAGGGAAATGTTGAAAAAATTTATTTGGACCATCTCGGTTTGCCTACTTTCGGTATTGGCCATTTGGTTAGGGAGTCAGACCCAGAACATGGTTGGGAAGTCGGAACAGAAGTCAGCAACGATAGATGTGTTGCTGCCTTCAACGAAGATATCAAAACAGTCGTGTCAGACTGCTACAAGCTTTACGAGGACTTTGACGATTTGCCAGAAGAAGCTCAAAGAATAATTGCCAATATGATGTTCAATATGGGTCGCCCAAGATTAAGCAAATTCAAGGGTATGAAACGAGGTGTAGATGCTCGTGATTGGAACTCAGCTGCAGATGAAATGGTAGACAGCAGATGGTATCGTCAGGTTACAAAAAGAGCAGATAGATTAGTTGAGAGAATGAGGGCAATATGAGTGCAATACCAATTTTCCCATCTGGGTTAGTGAAACAATATCAAACTCCTAAAACTTTCATAAATGACATAGATTTTTCAGAATTTGTATTTCAAAAATCTCATACACTTTCTGCAAATAAATTAAGATCAGAAGGTCACACTAACATTTTGAATAACGATAAATTAATAGAAGTTAAAAAATTTATTGAGAAATCTGCTTGTGATTTTTTAGATAATGAAATGCAAATAGAGTATGAAGAATTTTTTATTACAGATAGTTGGATTAATATCTGTGAAAAGGGTGGATTTCAAGGGCCACACAATCATTCTAACTCTATAATAAGTGGAACATTATATTTAAAATCTGTTAAAGAACATCCACCACTTTTCTTTAAAAGACAAAGAGTGGAAGATGGGCCGTATATATCTATGACAGAACATTACAAAAAGGGAAATCCACATACTGCTAGTGATTTGTGTTTTCCTTGCACACAAGATAGTATGATTATTTTTAATTCTCATTTATATCACGGACACGACCCAAGTCCAATTGATGCAGAAAGAATAGGTCTTTCATGGAATGGTTTAGTGAATTTTAAAGAGGGGAAATCATACAGAATACGATTTGAAAAGGTCTGATTATGAAATGGTTCGCTATTGTTTTGATGATGAATTTTGTTGATGGTCACTCTGGTGGTGAATTAGTTCAAGACTTATGGGCTTTGAATCAATCATTTGAAAGTGAAGAAGAGTGTTTTACTTTTGCAAAGACAAACAAACATACTTTATTTTTCAAAGCCATACAATCGTATGATTTTCAATTTGACCCACAAAAAATAATCTGTGTAAATGAAGATAGAATGAAAAAAATTTGGATGGAAGATCAAAACCTTCTTGACAATAAATTAAATGTATGATATAAATAACTATGGAATTGTTGACGCTTTAAGGAAAACTAAGCTGGACTCGGGTGCAATACCCGACACCTCCACCAAACCTAGATAACCTCGACTTAGGGGGTGAAATAGGATAGACAGGTAGTAAGTAATTTTAGAAGAGATTTCAAAAACTTAAATGCAAACGATAATTTTGCATCTGTAGATTACGCTATCGCAGCTTAATTGTACTGAGTTTGGTGAGTGCTTGGAAACAGAAACTCACCATTTTGGGTTCATTGGCCTTCGTAGCACTTCGGTGATAGGCTTGGTAAGACAAGTTAGTATAATGAGGGTGAGGCCTACCTCAACCCAACTTTTGGAGATTATATGAGAGAATTTATAGTTGATTGTTGGAATGGTGTTATGAACTATGAAAGAAATCCTCTAAGTAATATACCAGATTTACAGACACGACATTTGGTTATGCAAGTTTTAGCATGGATGTGGTGTATTGCTTTTTCATCATGGTTTGGTAGTATGTGGATATTTGGATTTACTGCTGTGATACATCTTATATTAATTGGTGCAATTGCATTAACTGTTGCAACATTTGAAACTGCAAAAAGAAACCCAGATTATTTTGATAGATGGTATAGTAAACAAGGTCTCGGTAGAGGCAATGGTGGAGAACATGAATAATGGATATTTTTAAACAAACCCCTAAACTTTTCTCATTAAATATAGAAAAAATAGCATCAGAAAAGAAGTTAAATCATTTAGATGCTGTGTTATATTATTGTGAGAAACAAAAGGTAGAGGTTGAATCTGTAGTCAGATTATGCACAAAAGCACTCAAACAAAAAATAGAGGCTAATGCAATGGAATTAAATTTATTGAACAAAGATTCTTTAGGACATGGAAAATTACCTATTTGATTTTTATAATTACAAATTAAAATATGATGAAACAGTTTTTTTACCTACAACTATTAGTAAATTAACTGCTCCTAAAATATTTGTAAAAAATAAAACAGTTTTAGACCTTGGTTGTGGAATTGGACCACTTGCAATTTATTTTGCAAAGAATGGTGCAAAATCTGTAACGGCCTCAGACATATATGATAAACATATAAGTTTTACAAAGACAAATGCAGAACATAATAATGTTGATATTAAAGTAATAAAAAGTGATTTGTATGATAATATTACAGAAACTTATGATGTTATTTGTTGTGATGTATCTGGTGTAAGTAAAAAAGTAGCAAAATTTACAGATTGGTTTCCTAATGGAGTTCCAACGGCAGATGACACAGGTGCCGATATTATTTGTAACGCTATAAAACAAGCATCAAAATATTTAAATGATAATGGGGAGTTATATATTTGTACAACATCATTTTCTGATTTACATAAAATACAAGAAATGATGTTTGAGCCTATCATAGTTTTTGACAAAGATATACCCTTTTCTAAAGAACTGATTAATAATGTAGATAAGATAAATCCAAAAAGTTACAAACAAAAGAGAACAAGATATACTTGGAACTTTTCTTTGTGGAAAATGA